TGAGAAAGCAATGGCACTATTTGAATTTCGCTTCTTCCAGGATGGAGCATTCAAAGACTGGGATGGTGACGAAAGCATAAAAGAACTTTACGACCAATATTCTAAAATAATGGATGTTGTAAAGCGAAAAATTAATGGAGAATTGATACTATAAACTAAAAATAATTACATGAAAGAAGAAACTAATGGTTGGGTTGTAGTAGCCAAAAATCACCCGACAACTAACAGAAGTTATATTGTAACATCTACATTCAGGCTTACAAGAAAGGAATCGATTTCTGAATTTATAAATGGTTCAGGATCTAGTTGGAAATATTGGTATCGTAAATTTAATTTCAGATGTGTAAAAGCTAGTAACTGTATTTTTCTTTCAACTGAGCCATAACGTGGCGCAGCTATCATTTTCGGCTCTTTGATTTAGGAGACGTTGAGCCGAAATGATAGGTGAGTGTTATCAGTAGTCATTTTCTTTCTTGTCGGTCGACTTTGAACGGTTATCCGGCAACACTCGCAAGAGTAGGCTACCCAAGCGAGGGAGCTTAATACAATAACTTTTTATAAACAATTTATTAATTAATAATTAGCATTCTGCTATTGTTCAGGAAGTAAGTCAACTATAAAAAGCGTACTAATTCTTATCACCCACAGAATGATTGACAATCGGAAAGACGACATACAAGTGGAAGGCTTGTTTTTAATATGGCAAAATATGAATATATCGTAAACGAAAATGGAATTATATTCCGAAAATGCAATAAAGGACTTTTAGAAGTTCCAAAACGATTAAGCAAAAGAGGATATTTAGAGTTTAAAATGAATAACAAAACAGTATCATATAAGCGTTTTGTAGCTCAAAAACTACTACCAAACCCAAATGATTATGATAAAGTATTTTCAAAGAACGGAGATCAGTTTGATACACGCCCCGAAAATCTTATCTGGGTGTGGACAAGGGAAAACAGAACATACACGGCACAACAGGCACTTGAAAGAACAAACGATAAGCATTTGATAGAGTACTACTCAACTGGCAATAAAAGAGCATTAGAACGAGGAATAAACAATGTAATTGAAAAAATATACAGCACGCTAAAATCTGAACTACTCGGAGAATTGTATTTGATTATTCATAATTACGCTGAACGCTGTTTGCTTTTCGATTTGAAAAATGATATTATCGGAACTTATGTCGGTTTAATTCGACAACAACACAGAGTAAAAATGAAAACGGTATCATTTAATGGAAACTATCATGCACGAGATGAACCCTCTTTTTATGATTACTGCTAACGGACAACTGGTATGCAAATCCTGCCCACTTGCGGGTTGTCGACGCGTCGACAAGCTACAAAGGTAATGCGGGAGAATAAGCACCGATAACGCACACAGCGGGCAGGTGGGCATACCAATTGTTAGCCGTTCGGTTTATATTTCTTCGTGAAAATACAAAGGGATAGGGAAAACCTTAAATAGAGTACCAAAACAAAAAATAATTTATCAAATGGAAAATTGGCAAGCACGAGTTATTGAAGAACAACAACTTCTTAACGGTAAAATTGAGAGATTGGAAAACACAATTTTTGACCCTGAAAAAATCAAAAAAATTGAAGTTGACCAGTTACCACTTTTGAAAGTTCAATTACAAGCAATGAAGACTTATAGCCTTATTCTGCTTGAAAGAATTTCAAAGTTTTAGAGTTAAGCCGTCAGTTTATGCGCTCTTTTTTAAACTGACGGCTAACGATTAGGCTATGGTGGCACGAAACGCACAAACTTTTCAAACTACACAACCCTTTCGGAGTGCCGACCATAGGCGTTTGTTAGTGGCTGGTGTTTCTTTCTTATTGTCAAACTAATAATTTACAATACAATGAATAATTACGAAATAACATTTTTACATACAGACGGAACTACAAGAATTGTAGAAATAGAAGCCTATAACGAAGAAAGAGCAAGAATGCGATTTCACGTAAACTGGGATAAAGAAATGAAAATAATAACAGTAAAACAAAAGCAATGATAACAAAATCAAAACTTAGAAAATTGGCAAATTCACATAGCCGAAAAACAGAGCGAAAAGATATATTATACGCTTATAAGCTAATGTGTCAAAATGTAAAATCAAGAGCTGAAAAGGGTCATTTTTATTATGGTTTTAGAACAGAAGGATATGGAGAAGTAATGCCAATTGCTTTTAGATTTTTCAGTTCAAAACACAGAGACTTAGATTGCAAGGTGACAAAATACGAAGAAACAACCTCGTATGAGATACGCTGGTAGTTTTTCTTACACTTGCCACTAACAAGTAAATATACGCACTCTTAATACTGCACACTTATGCAAAACGCTATTGTAACGACACTTACAGAAGAATTTATCACGCAATTCATGCATTTACCAACTGCCGATAAAGCAAAGTTATTGCACGAGTGTGCAGAAGAGTTTATGACTGTCGACGAATTTCAATCACTCTCTAAAATGCCACGGCGTACTATCTATGCTAAGTTTGGTACTGAAGAAGTAAGAGGAGTTGAATTTTGCGGTCATAAGTTGATCCATTTATAATCGTAAAGCCTTGCAGAAATGTGAGGCTTTCTTATATTTTAAAATGAATAATAATACCTAATTATGCCACGAAAAGGGAAATACGATAAAGAAATAGTAGAAAAAATATGTTTGTTGATACAGACAGATAGCTATACTATTGCCGAGATTTGTACACAAGTAGGTATAAATCAGGACACTTACTTTGATTGGCTTAAAAAGAAGCCCGAATTTTCCGATGCCATTAAAAAGGCCAAGGGAGAATTCAATGATTTTCTTCTTGCTGAGTGTAAGAAGAGTCTCGTTAAGAAGATACAAGGCTACACCGTTCAGGAAGTAAAATCAGTCACGGTTGATACAAGAAAGCTCGACGACGATGGAAATCCGATCTACAAGCAAAAAGAGAAAACCGTTATCGACAAACATTTTCAACCCGATACAGCTGCAATTATCTTCACCCTTTGCAACCGCGATCCTGATAACTGGAAGAACCGTATTGACAATAACCTTGTTGGGAATATTGATATTAATGGTTCTGTTCCTGTAAAAAAATGGTTAAAGAAAAACAGTAAATGATAGAAGTACAGCCTGCATACGAACCTCTTTATGAAAATACTGATAAATTTATTACTCTTTTAACTGGCGGTCGTGGTAGTGCAAAGTCATTCAACGTATCAACATTTCTCGAACGTCTTTCATTTGAAGAGGGTCATTTAATATTATTCAGTAGGTTCACTATGACATCTGCTGAATTATCTGTTGTACCAGAGTTCAAAGAAAAAATTGAACTTGATAATACGGCTGATTTCTTCACTGTAAATAAGACTGAGATTGTAAACAAGTTTTCAAAAAGCGAAATACTTTTTCGTGGAATCAAAACAAGTTCCGGCAAGCAAACAGCAAAATTAAAATCTATTCAAGGGCTTACTACATTCGTTTGTGATGAAGCTGAAGAGTGGACAGATGAAAGAGATTTTGAAAAGCTAATGCTTTCTATTCGTAAAAAAGGCATTCAATTACGTGTTATCATTGTAATGAACCCGCCCGACATCAACCATTTTATTTACAAGCGTTATATTGAGAAAACTCATAAAATTATTGAGATTGATGGTGTTGATGTTCAAATAAGCACACACCCAAATGTATTGCACATTCATACATCTTATTTTGATAATATTGTCAACTTAAATGAAACATTTCTAAAGGAAACAGATGATATTAAACAAAAATCATTAGACCAATGTAAAAAGCCAGATGGCAGTATCGATAAGCACAAATTCAATAACAGTAAATATGCTCATACGGTAATTGGAAGATGGGCTGAGCTTGCTGAAGGTGTTATTTTTACCAGCTATGAAATTGTAAACGAAATTCCAGATTGGGTTCAAAAGCGTGGATTAGGAATGGACTTTGGATTTACGAACGATCCAACAGCAATTATTGATTGTGGATTATATGATCAGGATTTATATTTAGATGAGTTATGTTATAAAACTCATATGCTTACGAAAGATATTGTAAAAGTACTAAAACAGCACCCTAATAGAGTGATAAGCGAAAGCGCAGATCCTCGTTTAATAACTGAAATAAGAAATTCAGGTGTAAGCATAAAAGCAGTTGAAAAGTTTGCAGGGTCAGTAAAAGCTGGCGTTGATAAAATGCTAGAATTGAATTTGAAAATAACAAAACGTTCACATAATTTACTAGGAGAGGTTCGCAGTTATACATGGGCAAAAGATAAAGACGATAATTATACAAATGAACCTGTAGATGAGGATAACCATGCAATAGATGCGTCTAGATACTGGGTTTTAGAAAATGTACTTGGTAAAAATAAACCAAAGAAAACCCGCCAAGTAGCAAGAGGAGTCGGACTAGCGAGATAAAAAGGAGGATGAAAGTCTTCCTTTTTATATTTTAGGATAAACCAATTTCACATGAAAATAGACGATATCCTAGCGCTTCCTTTTGCCGATGTTATTTCAAGGCTTTGTGTTGATAGCTTTCAATCGAGAGGCGAAATAACCGAGCGCGATCCGAAATCATACTTAGAAGAGTACAATGGGAAGCGTGTCCGACGTACTACTTCAGTAGATAAACGAGAGAATAAGGAGGTTGACGTATTCTCCGAAACTGAAAAAGATAAAGATGGTAACGCTGTTAAGACTGGAACTAAACCTGTATTTGTTGCTAAGATTCACACCAATATCCCAAAGAAAATAGTTCGTGTAGCCAATGCCTTTTTATTTGGTGGTGAAATGAAGGTAGAGGTAAGTGATTCAAACGATGCGAGCGAGTATTTTAAAACCTTGTTCGTTGATCAACTGAAAATGAAATCAGTACTTTCTCAGTTTGCCCGGACTGTCATGGTGGAAACTAAATCCGCAATGCATTTCTTTCCTAAGAAAGTAACCGTAAATGGTAAAGAAGAGCTACAGATAGGGGTTCGTGTTCTTTCCTACGAAAATAGCGACTTCTACAAGCACAGTAACGAATTTGGTGATATGGATGCTTTCGTACGTAAGTACAAAGCAGAAGGAGAGGATGGAAAGCAACATGATTACGTTTGGATTCAAACAGCAACAAAGGAAATAACGGCTGTTTCAGATGGTGGAGAATGGGCAACCACAGAACAGGTTAACCCAGTCGGAAAAATTACTGTTGTGTATGCCGAGCAAGATACTCCTGAGTGGGAAGATATAGCCACTACACTTGATGCACTTGAAATGCGCCTTTCCCGCCTTATTGATACCAATGATTATTTTAGTGAACCAATCCTCAAGAGCTACGGAGATACGGCCTTACCAACAAAGAATACAGTTGGTAAAACAATTGAATATCCGGTAAGTGTTGACCCTGATAGTGGCAAAGAGTATCACGGTGATGCTGATTACCTTGTATGGCAGCAATCCATTGAAAGTACTAAGCTAGAAATTGACGAGCTAAAAGGAGAAATTCACTCCGGTACCTCGACCCCTGATATTAGCTTTGAGAACCTGAAAGATATTGGCGCAATCACCGGCATAGGAATGAAGTTCATGTTTATGGACGCCTATATCAAATCCATTGAAAAAATGGAGATATTCGGACCAGCTGTACAGCGTTCGGTTTCGGTTATCAAAGCTCTGATTGGCAATGTTGCACAGACTAAATATAAAACGGCACTTGAAACAAATAATATCAAAGTTAGTTTCCGTTCGATATTGCCAGATGACTTGAAAGAATTAGTTGAGGTGTTGGTAAAGGCTAACGGAGACAAACCGCTAAACTCGCAAGAAACAACCACTGCCATGTCTCCATTTACAAAGGATGCAGTAGAAGAGATTAAAAGACTTACAACCGAAGCTATTGCTGAAGCTCAACGTAGTTCAATGATTGGTACAAACCTATAATTATGTCCTTACTATCCTCACACGACCAACAACACCTAGCCCGCATGTTCGCACAAGAGCAGCGGGTTAATGGTTTGTATACTCGTTTTATTTCCTCGGTGGCTCCCGAGTTACGCAAATGGAAAGATAGCGGACGTGATAATGTCTGGTTACGTAATTCGGCTATTGAGAACCTGATTGATAAACGCCTGATAGAATTTAAAACCCTACTTGAGAACGAAATTAAAAACGGATCTCTAAAAGCCTGGAATTTGAGCGACGAAAAGAACGATGCGCTCGTCAAAAACTACATACAAAACATACCACTTTCCGAAACCGCAAAGAATGGGATGTTTGTCCGCAATGCAGATGCACTCGCAGGCTTCCAGAATAGGGTTGAAAATGGCCTAACGCTATCTGATAAGGTGTGGAATATCACAGAGCAGACAAAAGGCAACGTAGAGCTTTATTTGCAGTCAGGTATTGGAACCGGTCAAAGCGCTGAAACGATTAGTCGCGATATAAAACAACTCCTCAACGAACCCGACAAAGTTTTTCGCAGGATCCGCGATAAAAACGGAAATTTGATTCCTAGTAAACCAATGAAAGACTATCACCCCGGTGCTGGTACTTATCGCTCTTCGAAAAAGAATGCAATGCGTGTAGCAGCTACCGAAACAAACATGGGATATCGGGTGGCAGATAGTGAGCGGTGGAAGACCCTGGACTTCGTACTTGGATTTGAAATAAAACGTTCCGGAAATGGTGGTCCCTGTTCGGTTTGCGATTCACTCAAAGGCAAATATCCAAAAGGGTTTATATTCAGTGGTTGGCATTCGTGGTGTATTTGTTTTGCTGTGCCTATTCTTATGGGACACGATGATTTTGCAGACTTCTTGCTTAGCGACACTATACCATCCAATCAGTTGATTACCGAAATACCAAAGGATGCAGTGGATTGGCTATCGGCCAATGAGAAACTAGTCGAAAAATCGTATTTCAAGAAACAGAATAAGAATTATATATGAAAATAATTTACCAACTATATTTTAATAGAAAAAAGTATTATGAAAATCCTAGCACTAATCAAAACAGCATGTACTACCGCAGGGGTGGACGAAAAACATGCTGAACGCATTCAAAAGCTTTTTAAAATTGACAAAGAGGAAGGAATTGATAGTTTCGTCGATCTTTTCAAAGAAAATGTATTACCCGCTGTAGTGGAAGCCGAAACAACGGCCAAAGCCAATGCAGAGAAAGCAGCCAAAGATGCTGCAATCACCGAGTACGAAGCTACTCACAAACTAAAGGATGGGAAACCTGTTGAGGATCCCGACAAAAAAGTAGAAACCGTAATTACTGACACAATGGATCCAGCATTAAAAGCACTCCTTGAAAAACAAACTGCCGACATTGCAGCACTTACCGGAATTGTTACCGGAGTTGTAAAGACATCTACCAATGCTCAGAAATTGGAAAGTGTGAAAGCTAAACTAGCCGGAAAGGTTGAAGCTAAGTATATCGACCGCGTTGCCGGAAAGGTGGATTTGGATGCCGAAGATTTGGATGCTGCTATTACTGCTCAGGTAACTGATCATACTGAGTTTGTACAGTCGCTAATGGTTGACATGGTGGGCGATCATTACGTACAACCAACCGGAAAACCTGCTGGCGAAAAGTCAGTTGAGGAATGGGGTAAAATAATGAACAGCGATAGCACTGTTGCCGTCGGAACTGTAGATTTGGGACTAGGTAAATAATTTTAATTTTAAAAAATCATGTACAGAAAAAAAGAAACTGAATTTCAGTATGCTCCGGGGATTGAGTCAATCCTTGAAGATGTTACAGGCGGTGGTACCATTGCTCGCGCTGACGTAAAATCGGTAGTTGATGAGCTTCCTCCTCTTGTTGTTGTGGGTAAAGATGCCAATGGTCTTTATCATGTTGTAAAAACTGCAAAAATGCAGGCTGCTGCCGGTGCTACCGCGACAGATTATCCAGTATTAAAAGGCCATTTATTTGTAGTTGGTGATGTGGTTACTCCTTCGGGACTTGCCAAAGTTGCTGCTACGATTACTGCCATCGTTAAAACTGATGCTACAAAAGACATTATCACTGTTGATGCAACGCTAACTGCTGCTGCTAAAGACAGTATTTTAGTGTTGGCCAACGCTGCTGCTGCTGCTGGAAGTGCTGCTTACAAGTACACTCCTGAAGCTATTACCATGAACAAAGTAGATACTACTGTTGCCAATCAACAGAGTGGATTGCTTGCCAATGGTACCGTTATCGAATCGGTTATGCCGTATCCTATTGACGAAGCCATTAAGGCCAAGTTGAACATTCGTTTTGTGTAAGTCAAACCCTTTAAAATAAACAAAAAGTGGAAAGAAGTTTAATCAAACAAGTGAATTCCAAAAACATGGAAGCACGTTTAAGCGCTAGAACCGTAAAACCTGTATATTTTCCTAACTTTTTCGGAATCAAACAAAAAATGTCCCTTAAATGGGAAACTCTGAGCGGTGAAAAGGGTGCGCCTGTTATTGCCGACGTAATCAGCTACGATTCTAAGGCTCCTCAAAAGAAGCGTGAAGTAGTGGGCAAAATGTCCGGTGATATTCCTAAAACTGCCATCAAACGTGGTTTGAACGAAAGTGAATGGAATGAGTACCAAGCACTATCTCGCGACGTACAAGGTGATGCCGGATTGAAAGCAATTTTGGACTTGGCATTTAATGACCTTGACTTTGTGTACAATGGTGTACGTGGTCGTTTCGAATGGTGGTGTATGCAACTGATGTCAAAGGGTGGTTTCACCTTGAGTTCTGACAATAACAATGGTATTGTTACTGAAGAATTCGTTGGATGCGGAATGCCAGGAGCAAACAAGAAAAAAGTTTCTGTAAATTGGGCTACAACTGCTACTGCTAATGGTCTTCAAGACATTGAAGATACAATCGTTGCTGCTGCAGCTGACGGCGTATCAATCAGCTACGTTGTAATGCGTTCAAGTGATTTCAGTTTGTTGAAGAAACAAAAATCAACTGTCGATACCCTTAAAGGTTGGGTAAACAATACAACCAAATTGACTGTAACAAAACAAGTAATCAATGATTATTTGTCTGCACAGGAAAAACCGGTTACTATTGTGATTGTTGATCCCTCTATCCGTATTGAGGATAAATCGCACGCTCGTACTACAGTTAACCCATGGGAAGCAAACCGCGTTTGTTTCTTAGAAAATCTTCAAGTTGGGGATATTCAACACGGACCAATTGCAGGTGAAAATTCGGAAGCTTACAACAAGTTAGCTATTACTGTGAAGAAAGATTTCGTACTTACTTCTAAGTGGAGCGAGCTTGAACCATTCAAAGAATGGACAAAGGCCGAAGCGAATGCTATCCCGGTAATCAATGATCCTGAAGCAATGTACATCTTGAAAACAGATGGTGCAGATTGGGATTCTAACGACACCGAGGCAACCGATAAACCTGAGTAGTAGAAGATGACTATTTCAGAAGCCATATTGTCTTTTCCGGGGTTGGAGGATACGTCCGCTAACTTTCTGACTAAAGTACTTACTGTCCGCTCCATATCAGGAGCGGGCACGTACAGTGACGAAGTAGATACGAAAGTGAATCTGTGCGCTGCTGACTTGTACGCCTTTGTTGGGAATCGTCCTGACTTTTCAGAAAACAAGCTTTCAGAAACCTATCCACGATCGTATTACATTAGCACTGCAAGGTCTTTGTATAACGCTAACGGAGAGCCGGAGAAAGCAAGTGCGCTGAATAAAATAGTTGTTCCACGAGGTAAAGCAAATAGTTCATGGTAAGATACCCACATACTGCAAAATTGATTAGCGATAGTGGTTCGATGGTAGATGGCGAATGGATTTCCGGACCGCCTACAGAATCAACCATAATGGGAAGATACGAAGCCTTGAGTACTAATAACATTATCAGGCATAATGCAGCCGGAAATGAAGTAATTGTACAGGGCGAGTTCTACACCAAAGAAAAGCCAGTTCCAGGAGTTTTGAAAATCGAAATAACTGCAATTGGTGTAAGCAAGCCGATTATATGCTGGACTCCGTATCAAACCCATTCAGTTATTAGCGTATGAACCTTGATCCATTGTTTTCGAGTAGTGATTTAGATCGTTGGACTTCAATTTTTCAGAAAAAGGCAAATGCAAAAATCTATACATTACTTCAAGCTGCCGGAGAGCAATTTGTAAAGCTTGCTCGCGAGCAAGGAAACTACAAGGATCAAACCGGAAACCTTAGAAGCTCCATTGGATATATCATTGTTTCAGATGGTACAATACTGGATTCTAATTTTCAGAAATCAGGTAAAGGTACCGAAGGGGATAAGGGTATTGAAAACGGTAATAGAATTGCCAAAGAAGTTGCAAAATCCTACAATAATGGAATGGTTCTGATTGGTGTTGCCGGGATGAATTATTCAGTTTTTGTGGAAGCAATGGAAGGGCTTGACGTTATCACCGGTGCAAGTATTCAAACCGAACAGTGGATGAAAAAAGCCATTCAATCAGTATTTAAAAAAGCAGGAGTATAATGGATGAATTCGATGTAATAGATGCTGTTTACAATGTTGTGAACGCAGCAAATACAGGACTTATAGTTTATAAAGACAGTTCTAAGACTGGAGAAACAACTAATCACATTGTGATAAACAATCTTCAGTTCAATGAACTTGACTATATCAACGTAGTTCCGGTAAACATCAATATCTTCATTAAGCTTGCCGATAATGGAATGGTTGATCGTGCTAAAATGAAAACAGTAAAGCGTGCTGTTCGAACTGCCTTAGATGGCCTAACCAATGTTAGTGGAAAGTATTTATCGCCTGAAATATCATTCAGTGCCAGGATACCGGAAGCTAAACAAGGATTTGATTGTATCAATATAAGAGTATTAATTTCAACAGATAAATAAAAAATTATGCCAGAAGTAAAACCAATCGCCATGGGCGTAGCTGCTACGCGTTATGGCACTCCCGGAGATGGAGTTGCAGCGACTACTTTAGTCGATCTTCCATTACCATTCAAAGGTTCGGTTGTATTCAATTTTTCTGACCCCAAAGAGGTCAAGATTGATCAAGAGGGAAGTAATGACCCCTACTATTCAACGTTTGTAAAAGACACAACCGATTTTATTGAGTGCGCTTATGTTAGTCCAAGCAATGATTTAATTGCCATTTTAGCAGGTGGAATCCATGATACAGGTACAGAAGGTAGTCCAAAAGATATTTGGTTCGAACCTACAACTGTTCCTGATATCAGTAAAACATTCCAATGCGAAACTCAGGTACATAAAGGTACTAAAGTCGTTTATACTATTGTAAACGCAAGGGTAATGGCTAAGATTAGCCAAGCACCGGGTTCTGATAAACCCGAATTACTTTTAGTGCGCTGGTACAAAAATGCTGCTATTACAGCCGCTGGAATTGTAAAGCCTGCTTTTTCGAGAGAAGTGTTGGCTGCAGTGTAAACGTAAATCATTAAACAAAAAATACTCTGCAAACTATTTGCAGAGGATTTTTTTAGTTATTGGAATTGCCTATTCGGCCACCAACATCTTTGTATTTCTTGTATCGATTCGTTTTGGTTGGATCATTGAAATCGGGTAGCTCTACCCATTCAAAGTCTTTGCCTTCTATTTCTCCATTTTCAGTATTAGTGTCGGCATTGCGTTCGTTCCACATGTAGCTATATTCTGACAACATACACTGAAGAAGTGAGTAACTGCTATCCAACGTTTGTTCATGGGTATATCCAAATGCTTCGTTACAGTTCACTAAAAACATAAACATACTTACTGGTTGGTCCAGCTTTCGAGGTTTTTTTGAGCGGCTATTAACTCCGGCTCTGTCAATGGACTCACGTTCCTCAATGTCGTGATAGAGTTGTAAAAAGGGTTGTAACCGACCCGGTACAATACGGCATTCAGCAAAATATAAATATCCTTCCAAATACTATTGTCTTTCAGCACTTCCCGAAACCATGCCGGTGGATCCGTTTTTTTATTGTGTATGCCAATGCAGATAATATCAAATAGTAGTTCGTCATATTTTGCCATTAGCTGAATTAAATCATACTCCGGGATAACCTTTCCTTCCGCTTCCAGCAACGCTTCAAAATCTTCTTTTTCAATTCGCAGTATCAGCGGTTTGATGGCGAACCATGTGCGGGTGGTTAGTGGATTGATAGTTATAATATCATCGATTACTTGCCCTTCAGGGACGCTCGATTTGTCGGGAAAATCGAAAGGAATACGCACCGGCTTTTCGGTAATCGTATCGGCTTCCAGTTGAAAAAGAAATTGTACACTCATAGATTGATTTTCAAGTAAAATATATTCAAAAAAAATGAGAAACTATATTTTAAAGTAAAATAAATTCACCTTTTAAGTTGTAAACGCCTATGAACCTCGATCTGTACTGGGATAACGTATTAAAATCCTTTCTGTATTCGGTGTGGATAACAGCATTAGCTATAATTAGTCCGATATATTATGTTTTCATAGTCCTTTTTATATCGTGGTTAGGAAATTTCTTAATGGGAATGAAAACCGATAAAAAAGCGAATAACACAGAGTTTAGTATTACGAAGGCTTTTGATTCGATTAAACAAATTGGCTTTTTCGGGATGGCAGCCCTATTTATTTACCTTATTCCACGACTTATGGGTGACGAATGGCTAGGGAAGAAAGGAATTAATGCCATTACCTATGTAGTTTCTTACTACTATCTCACAAATACATTTCGGAACGCAAAACTGTATTGGCCGAAGTCGCAACCCATATCATTGATATACGAAGTGCTTACAACACAGATATTTTCTAGTTTAAAACAATATATCGGATTGAAAAATGAAAAAAACTAACATTTTTATAGAACGTTGGAAAGCAAAATCGCCCGCTTTCTTCAAAAAGTTGAAAGACTATGCGCTTTCGGTTGGGGGTTCTGCTGCTGCAGTACTTGTCACTAACGGCACCATGTCGCTCAACCTCAATCAAACCCTAATCAGTGTACTTGGCTATGTCGTTGCAGCGTGTGTAGCAATAGCCGGAACTGCCAAACTAACCAAAGAATAATCATGAAAATCAAAGAAACACCTATTGACAAAAGTCAGTACTACCCAGTAGTTGAGGTAAAAAATCAAATCGTATTGCACCATACTGTAAGTAACCCGGAGTCGGCCATTGGTGATATGGACTCGTGGAAATCAGATACAGCTCGCATTGCTACCTATGCTATAATTGGCATTGACGGAACTATAAACAAGTGCTTTCCATCAAATCAATGGGCGCATCACCTTGGCGTAAAAGAAGCCGATTTGAAGAAAATGAAATTTGAGGATTTTGCAGAACGTAATCTGCTACTTAATAAGCATTCGATTGGTATTGAATTGGATTGTTGGGGCGGGCTTACCGAAAAGGACGGTGTGTATTTCAATGCCTACGGAAAACCGATCAGCAACACACTTGAAGTGGTGAAATGCAATTGGAGAGGGTTTAAATACTTTCAACGCTATTCGTTTGCTCAAATTCAAGCATTAGCCGAGTTGCTTCCTATTCTCATGAAAGCTAACGGCATTGAAAATAATGGACTTAAGGACGGCAATTTCGATGTTAGTTTTGATGCATTGCAAGGTATTTCTGGCGTATATTCTCATTCCAACTTTAGAGCTGATAAATCGGATCTTTATCCTGACGAACGTATTGTAAAACTGCTTAAAAATTTGAACGTATGACAATTCAACAAGCCAGAGAAATACTGATTAATTACAATAATTGGAGACGTGGCGCTGAAATGGAACATCCTGACCCTAAAGAGATCGGGAAAGCAATTGATTTAGTTACTGAATTTTTAAAAGATAAATAATCATGAAGAATTTATTCAACGCCTACAAGACAAAAATAATTATTGGCGCACTATTCGTAATTGCATTTGCAATTGGATTCGGCACTATTCACATGGATAGTTGCTCTAAAGCCAAAGTAACGGCAAAAGTAGATAACGCCATTGCAGCCGATTTCAGAGCTTCTATAGTTGATTCTGTACAAACGGCTGAACTTTGGAAGAAAAACGCTGAGATTGACAGCGTGAAAGCCCAAGAGGCAAAGAAAACAGTTGCCGCACGAACCAGTGCAGTGTATTGGGAGCAAATCGCAAATAAGCGTGGAATTTCTGCGACTAAACAGAAAAATAGAGCTGACAGCTTGGCACAGTACGCTGGTGAAGATTGCAAACCGTTTTTAGATGCATACAGGCAAGCTAATGATTCGCTAAGGTCTGAAAATGTTGCACTTGACAGCACAAATCTAAATCTAAACATTGAGGCAGAAAGCTACAGCCGGCGATTGTACTTGGGTGAGCAGCAAATTGTAATTAAAGATACCATTATCGCGAGTAAAGTGCGATTGATTGCTACAAAGGATAATACTATTGCCGTACAAAATAAAGCTCTCAACAAGAAAGAAAGCATCTTCAAAAAGGCTGAGAAGTGGGTGTATGGTGTAGTTGGTGCGGTCGGTGCTATTTTGATAATGAAGTAAACGTGTTTTTGATTTATATTTTTATTTGTAGTTGCCTTTTTAGCTCAGTTGGTAGAGCAATTCAATGAGCGGTACAATCTGCATAAAATGCCCTTGTATCATCATTGAGTAGGTCGGCGGTTCGAATCCGTTAAGAGGCTCAAACCAAAAGAGAAAGGGGATTTTGAAAGTAGTTGAAGTTTAGTTGAAGCTGATCACTTAAGCTAACTGGATATTATTTTCGGTAAACGTAACCGAATAGGAATCCCCGCAGAAATACTGCCAACATGCAGACAAACTGTAAACGTTTATATTTTAAAGTCCATAGTAACTTATTGAATTTTCTATTATTCATTTAAAACAAAAATTTATGAAAAGATTTTTATTGATTTGCGTAGCGCTGATTGGATTCATGGCTACGAATGCGAGTGGTACTTACCACCAAACAGACCAGTTGCAGATTTTCGGAGTACAGCAACATGATTACCAAATTCAGGCAAACGCTATCGTTTCTAACCTTACTACTCAGGTAGTGCAAGTACAGACCGATATCATGCCATTCGAAAAGCTTATTGTGCAAAAAATTGCCTTTGTCGATGCCTATCGAAACCCTGATTATGGTTTATGTAGTTACAGTAAAATTGGCTTAAACAAATACAGTATTCTATCATTGAATGATTACGGTAAGCCGATACGATATAAAATTAGTGGTTATTTGAATGATGATTTTGTCAAAAATGATGTGTGATTTCATAGTTTGAGTTTAAATTGCACAAAAAAAGTCTTCGTTGTGAAACGAGGACTTTTTTTGTGCAATTATATTTTAGTATAAACGCTGAAAAATGGGTATACAAAATCAAGATGGAGCATTGTTTTTCGCCAGTGGAATAGACAATTCCGGGCTACGAAATGACGCAAAAGAAGCCTCAAATATAATCAAGAGCTTTAGCACAGATGCCGTTAAAGAGGGCGATAAAATGAAAGATAGTTTTGTCGGTGTAGGTACTGCGCTCGGTGCTATTGGTGGTACCGCTGCGCTCGGTATGCTAGGAAAGGATATTCTTGATACTACAGCCAAGTTTGAGAAGTTCGGAATCGTACTTCGCAATACGCTTGGAAACGATGCCGGAAACGATGCGCTTGACATGATAGCTCAGTTTGCTGCTACAACTCCATTTCAATTGGATGAGGTGACAGCTGCCTTTATAAAAATGGCTAACCAGGGCTTTGTTCCAACTCGTGAAGAACTTGTAAAACTTGGCGACCTTGCCAGCTCCACCGGTAAATCATTCGACCAACTTGCAGAAGCGCTTCTCGACGCACAAACCGGACAGTTCGAACGATTGAAAGAGTTTGGTATCAAAGCATCGGCCAATGGTGATAAAGTTACATTCTCGTTCAAAGAACAACAAACTACAGTTGATAACACCAACTCAGCAATTCAAAAGTATATCCTTTCTCTTGGT